GAAGAAGTCAGTCTGTGTCATTCTTTAGTTACGCCGAATGAGGCATCTTTAGGATTAAGCCAGCGCAAGATAACAGGTGCTACTGCTGCTGCGCCTGCCATTGCTAGTGTCTTAGGGTCAGTTATTCCTGCCATGTATAGGGCAAGGGCTGCTGCCAAGAATGAACGAGCCCATGATGCTGCTAGTGATTTTACTTGTTCCATTATTTTCCACCTATCATCGGGATATTAAAGAATGAACTGTCTTCATCGCCCTTGATAGTAAAACTGACGTGCGCGTGATGATTATGCTTATTGATCCCATCATAAGGACGCCAAGCCCAAGCCTTCTTAGATGAGGCGATGCGGCCATCGAAGATGATGTAACTGATTCTCTTATCGCCAGACTTTGCAGCGAGTCGAATCTGATCGACCAGATCAGGCATGAGATCGGGCTTGCCTTTTTTACCAGCAAGGTCGCGGTCGACATCGATGGCGCGTACCCAGCCCTGCACATCTGGATTATGATCAGACTTGCGAGCAGAGTGTCGGGTATCACCGATCCAGCCGTCCGAAGTTCGATCTCTATCTGGGAATGAGTCATCGATCTGCTCACGCAGTTGAATCGCTGACTTACTTAGTCTTGGCTTCATCCGAAACCATTGGTGTGGATTGTTCCGCTTGCTGGCGGTCATATTCTGTCTTCGCCATTGAAACCCATTCACCATCACCTTTATCAATGGTTACAATTTCAATACCAAACTCATCTGTAATTACTGTTATTTTATCCATTTTATAACTCCGATGTAAAGCCGATATAGGCGGCTGTATTGTTTGATGCTCTGATAAATGCTCCGCGCCCAGCAGTAGCACCTGAAACTGTGAAATTGACACGAGCAGTTAAAGGAGTGCTTTCTGATGCTGAATAACTTGGACTAGATAAAGCACCTGACCCGCCTGAAAAATCAATGTATTCTAAATTGCCTTGCTCGACCGCTGTAGGTGTAACGCGCATTTGTACAGGAAAATTGAACAGTCCATTTACTTGTGTTGTTGTTCCGACATAGGCACTTGCGACAGCACCATAAGTCGAACCTGTCGTGTTACGCCAGTAATACCTCTGGCAAGCGGCAAGTTCTCCTTGGATTGTTCCCGTAGCAGTCTGGAAAGCGGTAGCAACTGAACCTGCCTCTAATTGCCAGCCCCAGTAATCGTAAGTACCATTTCTGAAAACACCTGCTGCTGTTGGTAAGGACACGACTACTTGTAGATAAGAACTTGTGCCTATTGTTTTACCTGAAATTGATGGTACGGCTACTGTTCCTGTATATCTTGCCCACCCTGTTCCTAGAGATGTGCTGTTCATAGTAATTGCCGTGGTTACTGTTCCGCTTCCGCCTGAACCAAAAACTTGTTGTACAGCAGGTGCAGCAAAAGTTGAAGTAGCATCAGCCTTTGCAAAAAAAGAAAATGTAACTGTCTGACCTGCAAAGGTTCGTACATCTTCTATTCTCTGAATTAACTGAAATGCGCTGCACCCATTATTTGCGGTGGAATTTACTCTTAAAAAATTTGCCGCTTCATATCCTGCAATCGGCGCGGTACCTGGAGTAAATGTCTGCTGGCTTACTGTGCCAGTAGGAACGGCAGAGGCGATGTCATAAAAGTATCGGTCTAAGGTATAAGTGGTAGGTGAGGCAATAGTGAACGAAGTACCTCTTTGGCTAATTCGCATATCACCATTGATAATCTTGTTTTTACCTGCTGCAAAATTACCTGCCCACACTAAGCCCGTGGTTTGGGAACTATCTGCTACGAGCGTTTCGCCGTTAGCGCCGACCGCCAAGCGGGCCGGAGTATCGTTAGCTGTAGCTGAAATCAGATCGCCTTTAGCATCGACGATACTATTTTGGATCGCGTTAGCATCATCCGTAGTAACCCAAGTAAAGTCCATATCTGTACCGGAGGTTTTACTAAGTACCTGCCCGGTAGTGCCGCCCTTGAGATCGACTAGCGAAGCATCGATAGAGTCTCCAAGGGCCTCAATAGCCGTAGCTCCATCTTTGACTAAGTCAGTCGATGTCGGTACAGGCCAGTTAAAATTAGGGGTAACTGTTGCCATTATGTCAAACCTCCAAATGCGTTTTCCCACTCAAGTGTAGCGTTTACACCTGTCCAAATCAGGCTAGGCGGGCTTACTGTGTCCCATTGTGGCGCGACCAATGAGAAATCTGTAGGGCTCAAGGTGAGCGTTATGTCCACGAATTGAGGCGTAGCTCTAATAGCAAAGCCCTCAAGGAAACCGTTAAATGAACCCGCGAACATATTATTAGGCAGATCGTTAATAACAATAGGCTCACCAAAAAATACGTTAATGAGCTTATTGCGCTCGGCATCAGGCAGCTCTGGGTTATCTAGGCGAAAGGTAATACTTTGTAGCTGCTCGCGTGGAATAGCCCGAAGGCTCAATTCACGGTCCATAACATCCTCAACGTCGGTTAGGTTATGAAGGTTAGAGCTAAAGCTGCGCTGGTATCTGCCGTATGTAATTATAGAATCTGAATCTAATGCCGTGGCTTGGCTGTTGTAATTGTTTCCATAATTAAAGACTAAGGAATTGCGAATCTTACCGATCTGTAAAATAGATTTAACGGTAGTTGGTACCGCGTAATTGGCGGACAAAGTCGTATAGCCGTTAGCCGATAGATAGGCCGTACGATGGTCGGCATCGGCATAACAAACACGTCCAGCCTTATCCTCGTATATTTGACCTAAAGCGCTTTGAGCGATCTGAGCGCACAGGTTATAGCTGCTAAACGGATCGGCCGATCTTGAGATCATCTCATAAAGGCCCGGTTGGTCAATTTCGCCTAACCCTACATTTTCGGCATTTGCCCAGGTTGTTGTAGGGTCGTAATCGGCCCATTCTAAAGCCGGAGCCACTTCATTCCAGGAGTTAATTAATAACTCGTTTAGTACGTCATAAATCTGATTGCCATCGTATGTTTTTGGTAGGGCATCTGGGAACAGGGCCTTCGTTAATTTAGCCAATGAACCGACGGCCAATATATTACCGATTGTTATAAACCCGGTCTCTTCCGGTGAGCGTACGGATATACCAAAGTCGGATACGGTTCCACCGAATACGGGTACGTAAGTGCCGGAGCTGTTCTTTAGTTCTAAAGTTAAAATATCTGTAACGTCAATATCGAAGGCTGTATTGTTTACGTTTACAATCTCCATACGGGCATACCCGGCGTTGCATTGAAGATCGATATCATCGCGGCCAGTTGCCATCGTTACACTAAGTACATTGGTGTAAACCGTGGTACCCACGGTTATACGCCATTCAGGAAGCCAGGTACTCATACCGCTATGTAATTTCCTGAGCCGCGATTCACGGATGTGCCGCGATAACTGGATTGGTTAAGCGTATCCTCGATAACACGTGCAATAGCCTCTGGATCAGCGAAGGCCGTATTAATGGTTACTTCGACCTTTGTATCCCGATCATATGCTCCGCCCATTGATAACGTACTGTAGGCCGCTCCCTCGTTAAGTCTAAACTCACCAGCATTAAATGGATTCATAGCTCCATTGGCATAGGAGTTCACTAGAGCATTGAAGGCTCCGCTGTCCTCTACGGTTTGGAAAGTATCGGTTACCTTCTCAGCAAAATACTTAACCGCATCCTCAGCCTCTTTAATTTTTACGCCGGCATATGTACCCGGTAGGACTTTATCCGCAGATCCTCCAGTATTTCCACCGGTTGATCCAGCACTGGTGCTTCCACCTCCGGTACCGATACGGCCAAGTGCGGCCGCGTACTCTTGTAATGCCTTTAGTCGTGCATCGTCGGCTGCCTTTTGTGCAGCAGCTACGCGATCGATCATCGCAATTTCCTCGGACTCGCGTAACTTACCAAGCGTTACACCAGCATTATATGTCTTACTGAGGGCAGCAAGTTTGGCCACTTCGGTTAATTGAATCTGTGTACGCTCGTCGTAACTATTCTTTTCTGCTAATCCGCCTGCAGCTACGAGTGCAGCGTTGTACTTCTTAAATGCTTCCTCACGTGCTAACTCTTTATCGCCTTCAGCCATCTTGCTTTGATCGATAACCCGAAGTTCATTAATAAGTCTAGTATTCAGTTCTTGTAAAGCGGCATCGCCAATAGTTGTGATACCTGCTAACTTTTGTAAATCTGCGTTTTTCTGGAAATTAGCAAGCTCGTTGATTTTTCTAAGAGCCAGATCGCCTTGTTCGTTTTCAATAGCGATAAGGGCTTCAAGTCGTAAACGTGTCTCTTTGTCATAAGTAGCCTGTAATGCGGCTACAAGAGATATACGGGTTGTATCAAATACTGCCGCAGCCTTACTCAAAGATAACTTATTCTTTTCGGCTAATTGTGCCTTCTTTTGTAATGCAATTAATTCCTTTTGGCGCTTTAAGGCTTCCTTGTCCATCTTCGACTTTTCAATATTGGCCTGCAGGTTTTTAATATCCTGCGGTACGCCTTGCGGGAATCCACCCTGGCGGCCAAGTAATTTATCCACCTGGTTGCGTAGGTTGCCAATAGATAACTTACCCAAGCGATTTTGTACGGCCCGGCTTACATTGTCGAGGACACCTGCACCAGGCAAGTTAGAGAATAGGTTACCTAAATCTTTGCTCAATACAGCGACGTTAGTAATTAGGCCCGAGATTGAATCGGCGGCATTGTCTACCTTGTCGATCAATTTATCCATACCACCGGATGAAGTGCCAAGCGCAGATACTAAAGACTGGCCGATCTGTTCGCTAGCTTGTTCAGCCGCGATCTTGAGGCGGTTGAGGGAACCCTGGTATGAGTCAGCAGCCTCTTTAGATTGTCCGGCGTATTGCGCGGCGATTAACTTCTCAATCTCTAAATATGACTTAGAGGCCAATTCGGCATTAGTTAAACCCAGGTTTAATTGCTTGAGGCCCTTGTAATTACCCACATACGCCTGGCTTAATATTTTAGTGGCCGAGGCTAAATCCATACCCGTACCGGCTGAAATATCCAGCGCGGTGTTTAGCAGTGACTGGGCTACGGTTGTCGATCTGGTCTGTTGAGCCAGTTCAATAAAGGACGGCTGTAGCTGATCGCGATTGATGCCTGTAGCTCGTTCAACCGCATCGATATAACCCTCGGCCTCTGCCGTTGCAAACGAGAAGCCCAGGTTACGTAAAGCGGTATCGAGGCGCTTGGCTTCGGCTATCTGTTCACCGTATGCCGATACAGCCTTCTTTGAATAGCTCAATAGTGCAGCCGCGCTAAAGGTTACGCCTAGCGTACGGCCCAGGCCTTTGACGGTTTTACCAAAGGCATTGATCTGCTTCTCGCCCTTGGTGAGCGCCTTGCCATTCCATTCGGCTGCGGCGGTAACTAATAGATTAGGTAAATTGGCCATTATGCAGCCTTTCCGTATCGGCCCTGGTTAAAGTTTTC